ATCGCACTTGCTGAGTCGGCGCGATTGAATCCTGTTCAAGAGGTCGCACGGTGGGCTGTGCGCTGCGTTGGGTACCAGTTACTCGAAAAAGGCGGCATGGCGGCGATGAATCAGGTTTATGACAGGGTTATGGAAGCATCACCAAGTGCAGCCAATTGGCTCGATCATCGGTGGAGCGGTATCGGCGGTTGGATATCCTAAGAGCGAAAGGCAGAACGATGGCTAAACAGGATGTGATGGATATCTGGTCGGCCCTGCAATGGGTGGTGCGCGATCAGAAGGCGGATAGTGCTTTTGGTAAAGACCGCCTGATGGGGGATGGTCGTGCGCTTGGAAGCATTACCGGGCGAATGATTGATGTGATGGAATGCGGGGTATCGATCAACGGGTCGCATGGATCGATGCCTGATCTTGACCCGGATGCAGAGGTCGTTTGGCTGGGTGTCGAAATGATGTTCAAGGAATGGAGCATGGGCCATCTTGCCAATGAGATTGGTGTTGATATGCCGGTGCGGATGCATCGCTATCTTGCCAAGCTTCGCCTGCATCCGGTGGTCGAAATGATCAAGGCGGCGCGTGCGGGCGAAATGCCGGACTGGATGCCCGGTGGCTGGCAGAACGATAGCGGCCTTTCCCGGCGCGAAGTTGAAGAGTCGCGGCTCAGCTACCTGCTGGTCTATGATGCACTTGTCGTTTTGTCCACGAGGTTGCAGGGGTCTTACAGGCTGGGCATTGTGATCGAAATGCCCGTATTTCCGCGCCTTCCGTGGAATAGCCGAAAAAAAGTTGAAAAAGGTTGTTGACTTCTTTTGCGTCTTTTGAGTATCTGGATATGTTCCGGGTTCGGACTGCGCCTGCCGCTTACCAGCGGCGGGCGTTTTGCGTTTCCGGGGCAGTCTCCCTGTGCCAGCGGTTGATGATGACCTATGCACATTGGACGTTTTTCTCCCTCTATACCCAGACTTGGCGGCGGTGATCCTTCGGGACGCCGCCGCAGTCTTTTGTGGGGTTGCCATGCCTGCACTACCGACCAAGCCCTGTGCCTTGGCCCGGTGTGGTCGGCTCGCACAACCGGGGGAACGATACTGCACCGCGCACAAGCAGGAACATCGCAAGCGCGATGACCAGCGGCGCGGTTCGTCCAATGATCGGGGATACACTTCGAAATGGCGCAAGGCGCGGGAAGCATTCCTGAAAGAACATCCGCTGTGCTGTCGCTGTGAAGCCGATGGCATGGTGACGGCGGCATCGGTCGTTGACCATATCGTGCCGCATAAGGGCGACCAGAAGCTGTTCTGGCGTCGGTCGAACTGGCAGCCGCTCTGCAAACATCACCATGATGTCAAGACGGCGACCGAGGATGGCGCTTTCGGGCGCGGCGTCGCCCGGGGTGGGGGAGGGTCAAATCCCTAGCCCCCAACCACCCACGACCGACTGGGTAGTCACGTTTTTATGCGTGGGAAATTGAACAGGAAAAACCCATCAGGAAAAGCCCTTGGTCATTGAGCCGGGCAGCCTTGGGAACAGGGTGATTTCCATTGATGAGGTGATGACATGGCACGCGGACGCAAGCCGACTGACAAAAGCAACGTTATTCCGCTGACCAAGGATGGTCGTGATCTGGGGCCGGAAGCGCGCAAGCGTGAGGCTGTGGATTTGGCGGCTTCGCTGAAACCGTCCGGAATGCCGGACGATGTGGCGGCATTCTGGGATGATGTGGCGGTCGCGCTGGCGGAAAAGAACCGGCTTGACCCGTTGTTCGTGTGGTCGGTGGTCGAGTTGTGCCACTGCCTGGCGAAGATGGCGGAATATCGGGACGCCTTCCGGGCACTTGGGGAGACCTATGAGGTGTTCGGGCGCAACGGAAAACAGATGAAATCACGGCCGGAGGTCGCGCAATTCAACGAAACCCGGCGCACCGCACTGCGTCTTTTTGCCGAATTCGGCATGACGCCGAGTGCCGCGCGGGCGTTGAACAGTGCCGTAGGGCAGGGTGATTTGTTCGATGACTTCGACGACTTCGCAAGCAACCGGGTCACGTAAACGCAAAGCCCGCAAGATTACCCGTGCCATGCTGGCAAAGAAGGTGCCCGAAGCGGTGCTGGGCCATGTCAGCACGATCTATGCGCTGGATGTTGTGGAAGGAAAGATACCGGCCTGCAAGCTGCGGATTGCCGCATGCCAGCGCCAGCTTGACGATCTGGTCTATGGTCCGAAGCGCGGGCTTTATTTCTCGATCCCGCGTGCCGATCATGCGATCCGGTTTTTCGGGTATCTGCGGCATTCCACGGGCAAATGGGGCGGTCAGGTCTTTGAACTGGCGAACTGGCAGGCATTCTGCACGGCTGTCATGTTTGGCTGGCTGTGGGAATCGACGCAAAAGCGCCGGTTTCGCATGGCCTATATCGAGGTGCCGCGAAAAAACGGCAAGTCGACGTTCCTGTCGCCCATCGGGCTTTACATGATGGTCGCCGATGGTGAGCCGGGCGCGCAGGTCTATGCCGCCGCCACCAAGGCCGACCAGGCGAAGATTGTTTTTGATGAAGCTGCCAAAATGGCGCGCACCAGCCCGGTTTTGCGCAAGCGCGTCCGGGAACGGGCGCATCACATGGAGCATCCGAAATCATTTTCGGTGTTCAAGTATATTTCGGCGGACGGCAAGCGTCTGGATGGTCTGAACAGCCATTGCAACATCATTGATGAGGTCCATGCGCATCCCAACCGGTTGCTGATCGACGTTCTGCGTACAGGGACGGGTGCCCGCGAACAGCCATTGACGGTGGAAATCACCACAGCTGGTGCGGATCCGCATTCGATCTGCCGCGAACATCATGATTACACGGTCAATGTCCTGAAAGGGCTGTTCGAAAACGATGGCTGGTTCGGGTTTATCTGTTCGATCGATCCCGGCGATGACCCGTTTGACGAACTAAGCTGGCAAAAAGCCAACCCGAATTACGGGATTTCGGTGTTTGCCGATGGCCTTAAAGCCGAATTCAAGGAGGCGGAGGATAACCCGTCTGCCTTGGCGTCGAAAATGCGGCTTTATCTGAATGTATGGAGCCAGACGGCAGAAATCTGGCTTGATATCGAGAAATGGCGCGCCTGCGAAACGGTCTATGATCGCGCTTCCATGCGGGGGCGTCGATGCTATATCGGGCTGGATTTCGGGGCGGTTAGCGACATTACCGCCCTTGTTTTGGTGTTTCCGCCGGTTGATCCGGGGGAGCCGGTCAAGATCATGCCGTTTTTCTGGGTGCCGTTTGGCACGATCGAGAAACGCAGGCTTGATCAGGCGGTGCCATACGATGTCTGGCTGCGCGATGGTCTGATTTTTCAGACCGAAGGCACGGCAACAAACTATGACGCCATCGAGCATTTCATTATCGGGGATGACGCCGGGAATACCGGCCTGATCAACGAATTCGAGGTGATGGAGGTCGATTATGACAGGTATTTCGCCGGTCAGTTGATCCAGCATCTTGAGGAACGTGACGTGCTGTGTGTTGCCTGCGGGCAGGGTTTCGTCAGCATGGCGGCACCGTGCCGCGAGTTGGAACGGCTGGTACTTGAGGGTTCTATTGCGCATGACGGCAATCCTGTCATGGACTGGATGATCGCCAATACCGCCGTCAAGATGGATGACAGCGGTAATATGCGCCCGATCAAGCCAGATACCCGCAAGGACATGCGCAAGATCGATGGCGTGGTCGCGATGCTGATGGCGATTGGCCGGATGATTTCGGCCGAGGAAGACAGCAACGTTATTTCATATGAGCCGGGCAGCATGTTCGGTTGACGGGGGCAGCCGATGGGCCTGTTGAATAAGCTTGGACAACTGACCGGGCTTGTCGGTCGTCCCCGGAATGAAAACCGTCTTTCCGGCCCGCTGGAACTTGAGCAAGCCATTCGGGAATTGGTCGGCGATTCCCGTTCGTCGTCTGGTGTGGTGGTGAATAACACGACCGCCGCGCGGTTGGCGGCTGTCGGGTCGTGTGTGCGGGTGCTGGCGGATGATATCGCGGCCCTGCCGCTGGTGCTGTATCGCCAGACGGGTGATCGTCGCGAGGCGGCAAAGGATGATCCGCTTTACACCCTGTTGAAGGTCCGGCCGAACGAATGGCAGACCGCGTTCGAGTTCAAACAGTTCCAGCAGCGGGCAAAGCTGCTGCGCGGCAATGGTTATGCCCTGATCGTGCGTGGATTTGGCGGGCGGGTGCAGGAACTTATTCCGCTTCATCCCGATCGGGTGGTGCCAAAGCAGGATGATCGCACCCTTGCGGTCACCTACGAGTACACCCGCAAGGACGGCCGGCGGGTGATTTTGGAACAGAAAGAGGTGTTTCATCTGCGCGGCCCGTCGATTGACGGACTGGTTGGGCTGAATACCGTGACGCATTACCGAGAAACTATCGGGGATGGTCTGGCGCTTCGCGAACATGGCAGCCGTTTCTTTGCCAACGGGGCGCGGCCAAGCGGCACACTGGAAGCCGATGGCAAAATCGGCCCAGAAGATAAAAAAGCGATGCGTTCGGACTTCGAAACGCTTTACAGCGGGGTCGAAAATACCGGGCGCATTGCGGTGCTGGATCAGGGCGTGAAATACAACGCCATGAGCCTGACCATGGAAGATGCGCAGTATCTGGACAGCCGGAAATTCAACCGGACAGAAATCTGCGGCATTTTTGGCGTTCCGCCGCACAAGATCGGTGATCTGGACCGGGCAACATTCAGCAATATCGAGCATCAATCGCTGGAATATGTGAATTCAAGCCTGATGCCGCACCTTGTGGCGTGGGAGCAGGCTGCCCAGCGCGATCTTATGGGTGATCCAGACCTTTATTGCCGGTTCAACACCAACGCGCTTTTGCGGGGTGACTTCAAATCGCGGCAGGAAGGTCTGGCGATTCAGCGCCGAAATGGCGTGATCAACCCGAACGAGTGGCGCGGGCTGGAAGAAATGAACAACCGCGATGATCCTGGCGGCAACGGTTACATCATCGAAAGCAACATGCAGCCCGATGATGGAGAGTTCAAGGGCATGGCCCGAAAGTCGGAGGCAAGCAATGCAGCGACCAAGTAACGGCCATCGGTTCTTTAACGGGCCCGCCGCGATCACTATGCCGGGTGGGCTTAAACAATCAACGGCCCGCCCGTTTTTCAACCGTGCCAGTGGCCGGGTGTTTGACGTGCAGAATGCTGGCGATATCACCGAAATCGATCTCTATGACGAAATCGGTTCCTGGGGCGTTTCGGCCAAGGATTTCCGCCAGCAGCTTCGGAATGTGACCGGCGGCACGATCCGGCTTCGGATCAATTCGCCCGGCGGGGATGTTTTCGACGGCATTGCCATGTTTAACGATCTGGTCGCGCATAAAGCGCGGGTCGAGGTCGAGGTAACGGGTTTTGCGGCATCGGCGGCATCCCTGATCGCGATGGCGGGTGACAAGATCACCATCGCCGATAACGCATTTTTCATGATCCACAATGCATGGACGCTGGCCATCGGGGATCGAAACGCGATTTCCGATGTTGCGGCGGTTCTGGAACAGATTGACGGGGCGCTTGCCGATACCTATGCGGCGCGCACCGGCATGGACCGTTCCGAAATCGTCGAAATGATGGACGATGAAACGTGGCTTTCGGCGGCAGATGCCCGCGAAAACGGGTTCGCCGACGTGGTTGGCAAGGCCGAGGAAGCGAAAGCCAAGTTCGATCTTTCCTGTTTTGCGAAGGTGCCGGACGGGCTGCGCGGATTTACCGCGCAGTCAGCCGGACCGACCATTCGCGATACCGAACGTGCCCTGCGGGATGCCGGGCATTCCCGTGCGCAGGCCAAGGCAATGGCGGCGCGCGGAAATCAAGCAGATGACCAGCGGGATGCTGGTGATGACGCCGAAAACGCAGAATTCTGGGCCGAATTGTCGGCCTTTTCCGAAAATCTTGAACGGAGCATGACGCGATGAACGCGATTGTTAAAAATGCGGCTGTGTCGGTGGCGATCACCGCTTTCAACGGTCCAGAGCCGACGCCGAACCCGGATTTGAGCGATCCAAAGGCGATTGTCGCCAAGATCGAGGGCCTGATGACGCAGATGCGGGCCGAAAACGACGCAGCGCTGAAAGGCAAGGCCAACAGCGAAACCGTCGACAACATGAATACCGAAATCACCGCCCTTAAAGCGGCGCTGGAAACGGCGCAGAAAGCCGCCCAGCGCGCCCTGATCGGTGGTCCTGGTGGTGGCGATGGTGCAGAACTGGCACAGAATGCCGCGCGTTTCATGACTTTGGCGCGTGGCAAACGGGTAGCGGTTGGTGATGCCGCCGATATTGAAGCCTATCAGGAATATCGCGGAGCCTTTGATACGCTGGTGCGTCGCGAGGGCAATGTTGATAACCTAGCGCCGGAAATCCGCAACGCGCTTTCGGTTGGTTCCGACCCGAAGGGCGGCTATTTTGTGCCGACCGAGGTTTCCACCGAAATGGTGCAGCGTATCTTTGATACCTCGCCGATGCGCCAGATTTCCAGCGTGACCACGATTGGTACTTCCGCATGGACAGCGCCTTACAAAACCAGCAAGGGAGCCTCTGGCGGCTGGGTCGGTGAACGTTCGGCGCGTCCGGCGACCGATACGCCGACGGTTGGCACCCAGCGCATCGAAGTGCATGAACAGTATGCCTATCCTGAAATCACCCAGGACATGCTGGACGATGCAAGCCTCGATATCGAAGGCTGGCTGGTGCAGGAAACGCAGGACGAAATGGGCCGCGTTGAAAACACCGCGTTTGTCGGCGGCGATGGCGTCATGAAGCCGAAAGGCTTCCTTGCTTACAAGGATACCGCTGTTACCACCACCGACAAGGCCGGTCGGGCATGGGGCAAGTTGCAATATATCCCGATGGGTGACGCTGGCGCGTTCCCGTCCCTTACCAACGGGGCGGCAAACGCCAACTGTCTGATCGATACCATCGCTGCCCTTCACCCGAACTATCGCGCGGGTGCGCGCTGGACGATGAATCGCACGGTCGAGGCAGAAATCCGCAAGCTGAAAGACGCGGAAGGCCGTTACCTGATCGGGATGAGCCAGATTGAAGGCGCGTTGCAGTTCGATATCCACGGTTTCCCGATCACCAATCTGGAAGACATGCCGGATCTTGGCGCGGACTCGTTCTCTATCGCGTTCGGCAACTTCCAGCAGGGCTACAAGATCATTGATCGTTCGGGCTTCCGTTTGATCCGCGATAACCTTACTAACAAGCCGTATGTCGGCTTCTATATCGCGAAGCGTACCGGCGGTGATGTTCGCAACTTCGATGCGATCAAGCTGATGAAGGCCGCTGCTTCCTGATTCGTGACACGTGACCGGCTGTTGATCAGCCGGTCATTGCCTTTTTATCTTTCATCAAAGGAGAATGGATATGATCCGTCGTGATCTTCATTCCAATATCAAGGCGGTGTCGCACTATGTCGGGACACCAACGGCAACTGTGACGCCGACAAACGGTGTTGATCTTGCCGGTTTTTCGTCGTCGGAATTTCTTATGAGCGTCGGGCCGGTCGCAAATATCGCCAACTCGCCGCAGCCGTCCTGGGCGTTCAAGCTGCAGCACAGTGACAGCCAGTCATCCGATTTTACCGATGTGACCGATGCCAATGATGTGCTGGTCGGGTCGGCGAAATCTCCGGTTACTGCGCCAAATGCTTCAACCGGTGTGTTCCTGACGGTTGATGACGCCGCCGAGGACGATACGGTTTATCGCGTCGGTTATATCGGCACGAAACGCTATGTGCGTGTGGTCGCAACCGCGGTAAACACGCCGGGCGCTACGCCGATGGCATTCGTAGCCGTGCTGGGCAATCCGGCGCTGGCACCGACTTCGGACTGATCGCCGATCTGACGTAATTTGAAGTGAAAGGCGGGGTGTCCGTTGGATCGGGCACCCTGTTTTGATATGGCAAAACTCCCGAAAATCCAGATTACCCGCGCGTTCAAGGCATGCTTTAACGGTGAAATGCATCCGCGTGATGTGGAACCGGGCATCTATGAAGTCGTGGCCGATGGCGCGGCGGTTGGTGACGGGCAGGTGCCGCAGCGTGTTGCCGACATTGCCGAGGAAACCGGACGGTGCAAACCGACAAAAAAGTCGAATGGGCCGGCCGATGGCGTGGAAAAAC